GTCGTGACACTTCCTGCTTTGGTTATATTTAAAGTCCTTTTGTCTGTGCGTGCTGCTGGAGCTTGGTGTAGCCCGCCGAGCGATTGGGACCGGATTTACCGGGAAGCCCAGGTTTAGGGTCGGCGTGTATCCTCAGCGTCTGAGACGGTGGACCGGTGGACTTGCCTTTCTTGCCGCCACCGCCGATCTTGAGCTGTTGGGAGTTCTCACCGAAATAGAGGTTGGCCATTTAAGCGTTCCGTTTACTGCGAACTGCGTTGTTGAAGCCGCGGGAAGGAGGAGTGGTTGCAGTTAACGCCTCGTCCAAACCAGCTTTTTGATCTTCAATATAGCTACGAAGCTTCCTCTTTAAGAAACTTCACTTCCATGCACCCAGCGCCAATCGCAGTGGCCCATGGCGACGCGGTAGTAACCTCGCCATTTAGCCACTAGAGTATCTAAATCCTCTGCCATGGCAAATTCAATAGGAACACGATCCGTCCACTTGACGGTGGCGGCGCGCAGCCTAGCGTCCGAAAGGAACCAGTTGTTCGTGTCGGTCATGTACTGCCACTCTTTGATGGTATACACGCCCTTGTGGACGTTCCGGTTATTCAGGTCCGTGTCAAGTTTGCCCATGCTCTCCACGATCTCGAAGGCTTCCTCGAACAAATCGTGGGGAATGAACATCTCGTCGGGCATGACGTTGATCCGCTCGGCCTGATCGCCACGGAAGTTCTTCATAACGATCCGAGCGGCGGAAACCGCAGTGGCGCTCAGCGCCGCCGTGCCCCTGTTGTCAAAACCAGAGCTGGTTGAAGCACCGGAGTTGGTGAGGTGGCTGTCGGCGCAAAGCGCAACACCTTCGGAGTTGGTGTAGAACAAGGTGTCCACGGAGAAGGCGTTGTTGAACAGCCGAGCGCCATCGTTTTCGCGCTTGCGTGAAGCGGCCAAGGCCAAGGCTTTGGGGCGCGCATCCATGATGCCGTACTGGTCATCATCGAACAACTGCCGCTCGACCTGTATGCCGGAAGCAAACTCCAGAGGCGTCAGAGTCGTGTCGAAGCCCTGAGCGGAGATGGCGTAATCCACCGTGCCGGTGAACCGGTCCCAATCCGGGAGCGTACCGACCTGCGAGAAGCGAATGTCCTCGCGGCCGTTGGTGCCGACCATCTGGTACACTTCGCCCAGCATACTTTCGAGCTGCGGGTATTCCTCGTAAAAGATTTTCTGGAACCGCGGGTCGAGGAGGTCGCCAAATGCGGTTGCAACGTGAGTAGCCATTTTGTGTTATACTCCTTAAAAAATACCGCGATTTAGGTCGAAGGACCGTAAAGGTGGTCTTTCGAGATGAACAACGCGAAGCTGTCAGAGGCGCCGTTCAGCAACAGGTCAATACAAGCAAGCTCCGCGTCGCCGGAAATGGCAGCGGAGAGATCAACCTCAACGAAATCCGAGGTGAGCTGAACTTGAACTGAACTGTGAGGATGGATAGGAACACGCAGGTACGTGTCGTTCACGACGGTGCCGAAGTCGAACGGGACCAGGACCGTGCCTCCGGTCACGCTGACCGTGGTGAGCTTGCGTCCACTAGGCGGGCCGATGTTAGTGCCTGTAAGGCCCCAAACGGTGCCATCAAGATAGGTCGGATTGGACCACGTGGCTCCAGTTTCAACGGTAAGACCGCTGCTGTCCGCAACGGTGACTGCCACTGAGGCGAGGTCCGTGCCGGTCGTCGCGCCTCCGCTCATGCGGGACTTGACAATGGCATCTGGCCGAACCGAGAAGGTGACGAGAGCCTCGGCACTGTCCGCGCCGGTGCCTTGTGTGGTGGAATAGGTTGCGGTGTCGAGACTGACACCCACCATGTCCACGGTGTTGGCGGTCGTGGCGAGGTTGACGCCGGCTTCTGCCGAGACATCAATTGTGCCGATGACGCCGGCGTTTGCAAACGTCTCCGCGATCTGATACTTTTTCAGAACCGCGGTTCCGCCGCTGAGATGACCTGAGACTTCCATAATGTTTAAACCCTTCGTTCTGGAAGAAAAAGTGAACCTTGAGACCATTGGCGGCACCCGTCACAGGGGCCTTGAACATACCGTTGGCCTGCTACGTTCGTCTGGAGCTTGTATCCGTAACTTCCCGGGCTCCACTTGCGATCACAACCATCGCATAAAACTATTGCCTTGCCGAGTGCGGCTAGGTCAGAAAGCCAACCTCCTGCTAGACGCCTCTTGGGGGGACCCTTGACAACATGATCTTCGGCGTAATCAAGCGCCGACCACACTTTCCGGACGATGTTAAAAACCATCGTTAGGCTCCGGGGGTGTAGTTCAGCTCCTCAGCCACCGCGTCCCAATCCGAATAAACGCCCTGATCAATTTTCTGGCGGTAGTAGGTCTTTTGCTTGGCAGTGAGAGTGGGGAGCTTGTCGCTCTTGTCGTCTCCTGCCGGTTCATCACCGCCGCCGCTTGAGCCTTCTTGGTGGGCTTCGGTCTTTTTCTTAGTGCCTGCCGGGGCTTTGAGAGCTGCAAGCGGCCCAAAGATGGCTCTGGTCGCCGCGAGGTAGGTCCCGACATTGTCAAGCTGACCTACGGAAAAGAGGTATCGCAATTCATCCTTGACCCGCAGGGTTTCGTCTGAGCTGGGGTCGTCCAAAGCAGGAATGGCCTGCGCGTACTGCGCCAAATCGGCTGAAAGTCGGTCTTGTTGAGAGTTCTGAGCGACTGCACCGACGACCTCTTTTGTGACACGCTTTGCGAGCTGGACCTCTCGAATTTCGTCGGCGTCGTCCTGGGACAATTTCCCGTCATCCACCAACGAGTTCAGCTCAGCGGCCGTGTAGGTCTTTTCGTCGGGTTTCTCCCGACTGGCCGTTTCCTGCTGGGATTGGAAGTCCGCTATGCGGTCTGTGGCGTCGCTGAGTTTGGCGATTACCTTGGCGAAGCGGTCATAAGGAACGTCTCCGTGCTCCTTCTTTTCTCCAGCGTCGGACTGATCTTCGTCGTCTGGGTTTGGATGATCTCCCGCTCCGATCTCGGCATCACCCTCAACGGGTTCTGCATTCTGATCCATTTTTACATCCTTGACACAGTTAAGGGACTGGATACCCCCGGGGACGAACCGGATTACGTCCTATTCTGTGCATATAGTCTTGTTGATGGTGAATGTCAAGGGGTAAAGGGAAATAAATCCCAAAAAGAAACGGGGCGGTGACATCAGAAGATGTTCCTACCCCGCGGCAATACTCTATCAGAGGCTTTTCAGCGGGTCCTTAGAGATCAATTTTAGAGATAAATTTATCGGCCCACGCGACCAGAAGAACGGCGCAAATGAGGCCGAGGATCGCGCCGGCCAGAAAGGCCAGTGGGCACCATAACCACATGTTTTCCACGTTCATTCTCCTTGTTGATGGAGGCGGGCGGTATCGAACCGCCGTCTGGAAACTGTTAGGCTAACCGTCCCGTCGAACCCAATTCGCCCCCGTTAATTTACGCACCATTCCTTCCACATTTCACGGTACGCTTCTTCCAGCTCCGGCGCGCCGATCCGGCGCAGGTGGGAGTAACTCCACCGTCCGCACTACTGCTTCTCGGATTTTGGCGGAGTTCATTTCTTGGCCCCTTCATCTTCAGTCTCCGAGATTTTCTTCAACAACTCCCGAACCTCCGTGGCGCCTTCTTTGAGCTGCCGCGGCAACTCCATGCACCACTCCAGGCTCTCCCGCACGGCCTCGCAATTCGAGACCCCGATCTTCGCCTTGATGAGCTCGTCGTGCGATACGACGGCGGAGTTGGTCAAAATCCGGCTGTAATGCTCGGCGTTGGCGACGGCGATGTTTCGGGCTCCAGAGAGCCACTCAAGATAACCGTTCCAGTGCTCATCGGTCGTGAGCGCCTCCGCCGTGACCACATCGCGCAGCATGACGCGGAGCTTGGTCTGAGCGGAGGCTTCGGGATCGACAAGGTCCTTCGCGGGGCGCTGGCGGCGGTATTCATCCTGTGACATGCCCATTAGCGCATCTCCTTTTCGATGGCGGCGAACAGCCCGGGGTTATCAGCCATAACGGCGGTTAGGCCATTTTCCAGGCTCTCCACAAGCTTCTCCTCATCCTCTAGCTTGTCTATGTTGAACACCTGACAGACACCATGAAGAATTTCGTGTAGCAAAGTAGATGCTAGTGAACGGCGGTCCAAGTCCCTTGCCAGATCAATACACCGAGCACGAAATCGAAAGACACCCCAGGCATCATCATGGTCGAACTCAGACCGCGGAACCAGCTTTATCTTATAGCGGATCGCCCCGATCTTGACCGATTTCGGTAACTTCATTTTCGTTTCCCGTCCTCATTAAACCAGTGCTCCGCCGCCGCCTGCACCGACAGGCAAGCTCTTATCAATCAACTCATTTGGCCCCGGGCTCGCCGGTTGGGGGTTCTGCGGCTGACCGCCGCCTGCCCCGCCATCGCTACCGCCGCCGGGACGACCTCCAGCCTGCAGTTGCTCTGCGGCTTGGGCGAGTTGCTGTTGCTCTTGGAGCTGCGCCAGTATTCCTTGGACCTGGACGGTCCATTCCTTGAAGACCTCAACGGCCTCCGGGGACAGGAACGCGAACTGCTCATCCTCGAAGAACTCGGCCAGCATGGTTAGATGCTGCTCCGGACCCTCCGCCGGGAAGCCCTTCGGGAGCCGCCCGTCCATGATCTCCAGAAGCGCCTCCTGGAACGTGATGGTCTCGCGGCCCTCGGGGGGCTGGATGTATTTGTTCGGGTCCTGGCCCAGCGACTTGGCGAAGTCGCGGAACAAACTGTAAACCGTATTCGGCGTCGTCACCCCGGTCATCACGCCGATCTCGGATAGGTAGATGGACATGAGCTGGCCGAGGCTTTGCTGCAGTGCCTCTTTCGAGGTGTTGAGGACCCCGGCCGAGAACGTAAACTCCATAGTCGCGTCCAGGTCCTTGGCCTGCACCTCGCGGTACGGGTCCTTGTTGGGATCAACAGGAAACGCGATCCGGAACGCCTTGCCCTTGTCCAGAAATGTCCGGTTCAACTCATGGGCCTGGAGCCAAATCTGCGCCATGAATTCAGAGAACCGGCGCATGATGCGCTCGGGCCGGGCATCGCCCTGCGCCACGATGCGCTCAATACCGCCCACAGTCCGCAGCGCACTGGCCTTACCGGCCGGAACTCGACCGAGGCTCAGGTCCGAAACCATGCTGACACGTTCCTGGTCCTGTTGGTTCAACGCTAACATGTTGAGACCATAGGACATTCCCTGGGCGTCAATCTTAGGAAAAAACACATCGTTCTTGGGGTCGTTCAGCGGATACCCCTCTCCGGGCCACAGCTTGATGATCTCGGGCTTCATCACGCCGGAGGGCCGGTAGAAGAACCACGGGCTCAACATCATGTTGCCCAGGTTGATGACCTGATCGGTGATTTGCTTCCTGATGTCGTGGAGCCCTTCCGCGATCTCCAGCATCCCGATACCGGTGCGCCGGCCGGGAATAGGGATCATCTGGCCTTCGGCAAGCGGCCTCCGCGGCACGCGGCTCGGAAATGCCTCGAACAGCCGCCGCTTCTTCGCCAGCGCCTTGATTTCCTTGATGACCCAATAGACCACATCCTCTGGGCCTCTTCCCAGGTCCATCACATCGAACACCAACAGCCGCGTCACGCGCTTGTGGTCTTCCGGGCCTTTCGTCGGCATGTCGCTCTCGCCGCCGATGATGTTTTTCTGTTGCTCCTGGAGGTTTTCCTCCCAGCTCTCGGTGTTCTCCAGGTCCTTGATGTCCTGGTCCGTGAGCTCGTCGTAGGCACCGGTGGAATGCAGCTCCTTGATCTCCAGGATCGAGGGACGGTCAACCAAGATCACGTGCCCGGCGCCCTGCGGGTTGCTCGGCCCAGGCATCTGGAGGTTCTCCACGGCAACTGCCGTGAGCACTTGGCTTCGTTGTTTCGTGATGACCTTGGGGCCGTGGAACCTCGGGGTCTGCTTGGAGATGTCGAGCTCCAGGGTGCCATCGGTGTCGGTGTAGAACGAGGCAAAGATGTCCGTGTCCTCGCCCTCGATGCCCACGGTCCAGTCCCAGGAATTAACCACGTTGCGGGAGGGAGCAAAGGTGCCGTCCTGTCCGAACAACTGCGTCAAGACCCGCTGGAAATGCTCGCCGGGGGAAATCTCCTCCGGGATGGGATCAACGGTCAGGGTCTCGGTGGTCAACCGGCTCTCGTCCACCCACACGACCAGCGCCGTTGCGTGGCCATCGTTGGTAAAGTGGTCAATGGCATCGCCCAGCCACTGCTTGCCGTTCTCCTCAAGGAGCTGATAGTCCAGGATTTCGTCCACGCCGTCTTGCTTGTTGAGGTCCTTCTCTTGCACCGCGGAGCTTTCCAGGGCCGGGCGGGAATTAAGGATCGCGTTGTGGATGGTGTCCTGGGTCCGGAGTGAGAGGGTCATCAGGTCGGCAACAGCGGCGTCGGCGGAATTTTCCCACAAGGCGTCGTTGGCCTCGTCGCGCCACTGGCGGAACTTGGCGTAGCGCTGCAGGGACATGTCGAGCTCGATCTGACGGTTGCTCTCGTCGTCCCGGGCAAAGTCCAAGGCGCGTTTGACGAGCGGGTGAATTTCGTCTTTCTTGTGTTCCAGGTTCCAGGTGCGCTTACGGTGTCGTTGAGCTGCCATTACAGCATCACCTTCATGTCATTGTCCACATCGCGCCAGTCCTGCGTATAGAGTAGCGCCAAGATAAAATTCGTATTAACGGCCTGTGCAATATCCTCTCGGACCGCATCAGCATTGCCGCCGCGCCACCCGGCGAGGACCTGGAACCAAACCTTCTCGCAATCCACATGCTCCAGGCAATCGTCGCACATGGTCAGGTCCATGACGGTGCCGTTGGCGAGTATGAACGTGGCGCGCTCACCGGCGCGGCCCTTGAAGTCATCCTCGCGGTCCCAGAGGTGCGCGCCGCATTGAGTGCAGTGCCCGGGTTTCTTGATGGGGAGCTCAGTCGGGTTTCGGAGCATCGGGAAGCGGTTCCTCATCGTCTGTCTCAACCGGTAACTCATCCGGCAACAGCCCGTCGGGGTATTTCACGTGGAACTTCTCACGAGCTTCGGCAAGCCGCTCTGCGAACAGGTCCTGCGCATCCTTGGCCGCGGCGAGCATCTCCTCCGAGAACTCATCCACATCTGGCATCACGTCGTCGCAATACAGCCGCACGAGGCCCCAGCCGGCACGATTGGCCTCACCGAGTTCCATTTTGGTCTCGCCGTCGGCATCGCAAAGTAGCAGCATTGGCATGGTTAAATTTCTCCTAGCATAAACGCCAGCGGCTCCGGCCGCATATCCGGCGTGTTCGGCAGACAGATCGCCCGAGCCTTTTCTTTCAACTGCAGCTTGACTTCATCGCGCCACACCGCACATTCCTCCTCGGCGTAATATGAGTTATAGACGTACCACCCGGGACTGAGAATGCCGAGATAGCTTTCCCAGGCGACCGGTGAGTAAACCCAAAGCAGGAAAAGAAGGGTTACGGAGCCCATAATCCTCATATATAGGTAGCAGAGAGGTGAATGTCAAGGTTTACGGAGAAAGAAACCTCACCGGAAAGGTTAGACGTGTCCGAACCCCTGCGCGGCAGACTTCGACTTAGCCATTTCGTCGTAATTCAGCCACGTCACACACAAGTTACGGCACTGAGGACAGACGACAGTGCCGGGCGGTTCTGACCATTCCCATTTACATTCCTGGCATTGGTATTCAGCCTGCATCACCGGGTCCGTTCTTGAAGGTCTTTTAATTGCCGACGTGCTTTACGAGTAAAGCCTTTGCCATAACGCAGCTTTCCTGGCAGTTTAAATTCCGTAAAGCCTTGCGCTTCGATCTCTTGTTTTGTCATGCCATGAGAGCCGGAATGGAATTTACGCCGGGAGACAACTTCGCCATTTGCTCCTCGGTAATAACGGCGCTCCTCAGATCGTCCCAGCGCAACCCAAGACGCCGCTTTATAGACGTATCCTTCGTGTCCCACATTTGGATCAGCATAAGAAACGAGAGCTTGACAAGTTGGTTCTTCTTGTCGAAATGCGGTGACGGCCTTGGACAGAACCGTTGTCAGAAGGTTATGAGCATGATTTTCCGGAGCCCACAATCGCGCCAATTCCCATACGATATTCGGCTCTCCCAAGAAAAAAGAACTTATGTTCTTGTTTGCAGGGATGCTGAATACCACGATAACGTCGTCAAAACAGTAATAGTGGCTTTTCCCCGCCGGTACCGAATGCGTATAGTGGTGCTCTCGTAACACCTCTTGCATTTCGGCTCTAGTCACCTGTGAACTCCTTATCGGCGCAGGTGCTGCATAAACCGCCGAGCTCATCACAGGCTGCACAGATTTCTTGCCCGCAAGGGTAACTTTCCTCCTCGGCCGAACAGTTAGGACAAAGCTCCTCTGGCATCACCTTGTCCTCAACACCGGCGCGCCGTGCTGCAGGAACTCAAATGTCGGATTGGCGTTAAGACAATAGCGCATCAGTGCAGGATAATCGTCATCCTTGTCCTTGGGGATTTGCTTGATGTCCCGGGTGTCGGCGTACTTGAACTCTCCCCATGCAAAACGTAGGAACTGCCGGATGGCTTGGACACAGCGAGGATGAAAGTGTAACCGCGGCGCCTCACGGTCCGGGTCAACCTTGAGGTACTCGTTAATCCTCCCCCGGCCCACATCAGACACATCACTGAGGTCGAACTGGAGCCCCGCTTTCGCGAACTCATCCTGCCACGTCACATCGCGGTGCTTGCCGGAAGGGCTCGACAGCATGTTCCGGTCCCCAATACGGCTGACCACACGCAGGTTCAGTTCCTCCTCGATCCGGTCGCATTCCGCCTTCACATCATCCGGCTCGCCCTCGACCTGGACCTCGGCAACGCACCAAAGGTCATCCCAGGTGTCTACCTGGACCCACAGGAGCATGTGGGGCTTTCGCGGGTGGGGGTCTAGCAGGCAGATCGTAGGCAGCGTCTGGTGGAGCTCGAAGTCCCTCACGTGGCAGAACGGGATGGCGTTGTCCGGGTCCGTCAGGGTGTACTCGCAAGCCTCGATACCATAATGCTTCTTCTTGCAGACCCGGCACCAAATCATCTCAACATCCGTGAAGTCCGGGTGGACCCGGTTACTGAACCGAATGGGCTTGCCGAACAACCTTGCGGCCTTAGTGGTTTCGTCCCACTGCTTCGCCTGGAGGCTCACGCCTTCCTGCGAGATGTTCGGATTGTCCTGGGTCCACATCTCGAACCAGGAAACCTGCGGGTCCTTTGCGGGTCCCGGTTGCCCGGGCTCATAAAGCTTATCGAACATCCAGTCCACCGGGATCGCCGGATCATCCGGCCACGTCATCGCCATCATCATCTTGCCGCCGACGCGCATGGTGCGGGCCTCGTTCTCGCGCCAGATCGCATACTTCGTGGGCTCGTCGTGGAGGATGTGGTGGAAGTCTCCGGAAGCGAACTCCGTGGCGTCCTGGTTGTGGGCCATGAATTGCCATGTACTCTCGCCCAGGACTTCGTCGGGGTTGTCGGGATTTACGCAGGAGTGTCGAAGGATGCGGATTTTTTCGCTCCACGAAGCGACCCAACTGCGGCTCTTGAGCAATCGGCGCGGTATCCAGCCCCAATGTCCGCGGGTGCCGCCAGGACTGTCTACTCCGGCCCACTGCCAGTATTGGAGCTTGGGGAGTATGATCGGGTGGAGCGTAGTGGTAAGGCTTTCCACCACAACCCGGACCTGAATTGGTCCACGAAACTGCGCCATAAGTGCCGCTCGCGTTTCATCATCCATGCTAAAAGGGAAGACCCCTGTAGCGAGGGCCGCGAGCTTAGCGAGCATGGTTTCGGTTTTTGAGTTTGATACAACTGTAAAGTCCTCCGTTACATAGCAGTGTCCGGGGTGTTCCACCTCGATGTCCCCGCATTCCATCATCCCAAGGTTTTCGGCTTTATTTAACGGATGTGCGTTCCAGTTCAAACAGGATAAAGCTGAAACTTGACCAGCATCCACTTTCGACAAGAAGTTCTCCAATCGCATTTTGCGGATGGCAACCTCGTTGTTCAAGTACACTGGCACCTGATGATCGGCGCTGGCGCGAAACGAACGGCCATCAGAAAACGATACCTTGAAGACTTCCTTCATCCCAGCACGGAAGATGTTGGTCACAGTGGTCGGACCTGCCATGCGGCTCTCGGGGTCCACTCCGACCACCATATCGCCGCTCTGAACCTCCTCTAGAGCCTTCCAACTGCCGTCCGCCATCAGCACCGGGGCATCCAGCGGCAGACAAGCGCCATTTCCTCCTCCTACACATTGATACCGCGTGTCGCACCGCCACACATCAATGGCGATGTCGCTCACAGGTTTATAATACAGCAACTGGTTTTCCTGGCGGTCGCTCTTGAGGCTCTGCAGGACCGTGATGCCGAGGCTGCGGAACTGGTCGTCGGTGAGCCCCCGGAGCTCCCGGGGGTCAACCTTGAGAGCTTCCGCGAGGCTCAGCCGGGCGGGATCAGCTTCTGACATGCTCGTAACTTCTCTATCAGTTCCGCAAGTTCTATGTAGTCCAGGGCCTGCAGATCGGTGTCACTGATGTCCTGCAGCATGATGATGCGTTCATCCCGGGTCGCCCGGCGGAAATCGTCAAAGTGCAGAGCCATTAGCCCAGCACCAATCGTGCATACCCGCGCCACAGGAACGGCCGGGCATCGGACTGACAGACCTCCGGCATGATGCGCCAATAGACCCGGATCAAAGTAGAAGCCGGTGAGTTGTGCATTCTCCAGGTATCCACAAAACCGTCCAGACAAATACCCAGGCGCCGCGTCGCTTCTTCTCCAGTACGATGCTGCGCAACAAGGATTTCCTGAAACTCTTTACCGGTTGGAGAAATTGCAGTACACATAGCATCTCGCTCCGCTTGCGTCTCGGCCTTGAAACGAACCAGTACGTTCCGAACTTCAAACTCTTTAGCAATTTCCTCTTGGTACTCCTCCGTCATCTCGGCTCTCCTATTTCATCCTTGGCCTTGTTCTGCGCGATCTCCAGGCGCTGCTTGATCGGCATGTTACCGCTCGCCCGCGGCCGTGTCGCTCGGGCCATGTCCGGCGGCACGATGCTCACATCCGTCGGCTCCATGTCAATGGTGAGGCCCCGGCGCTCGGTCTCCTTGAGGATGGCCTTGGAGAGTTCGTCCAACCCGGCGCGCTCCTCCACGGAGATGATCTGTGTGGGCTCGCCGCGGAGCAACTGCCGCTTCTCCAGCAATATGCCCACCACGATGGCCGCGTCCTTCGCGCTCATCTGCGACATGGAGAAGTCATCGAGGTAGCTTAATGCCATCCACGCCTTTTTCGTGAGCTCCTCCGCGAGCATCCCGGAGTGGATGTTCTTCAACTCCTCCGTGACCTCGCCGTATTGCGCCCGCAGGCGCTTCATCAGGCCCGCAACAACTTTGTCTTGCAGCCCTGCGGCCTTGCCGGCAGCTTTCAGGGTCGCAAAGGGGTCTCCTTCGGCCTCCAGCAGCGTGGCGAGCTGGTCGCCATCAAGGTCCTCCTCCGTGACCTTCACGAAGTCTTTGGCCTTGCCTCTAGGCGGGATTTTCTGGGGGGGTTTCTCGGGCATTAATCAGTCTTCTCCACAAGAGCTTCAACATCCTGATCGGCGTGCGGCGTCAGGAGAGGCCCAACAATCAGTCCCGATCTATCCAAGCCGCGTCGTGTCGCATGAAGACCTTCCATTTGTTCTCATCCATCACCAAACCACCACCACCGCGCCGGCAACATACATCTCGCCCAGCGGCCTCACCTCCAGCGGCTCATGCCAATAGATGCTGTGACAGAAGTCGTGGTCATCGGCGCAAGAGGACAGGTATTCGCTGAACTCATTGAACCAGTCATACAGCGCATCCTCGGGGCTTCGCCCCAAGGACCCGATTGGCTTCCCGGTCTTGCCGGAACTATCATCGCTGAACCGCAGGCCGTAGATGGCGTTGAGGGCTTCTTGCAGTGTTGGTTCCATTACATCCGTCTGATGTAAAGCGGTATTAAGCCTGACAAGGACCAGTCCTCATAGACGTGATGCCCTATGCTGTGTTTCCTGTCTACAGTCCAGCGCCACTTGACAATCATGTTCCGATCCCAAACACCTTGCCGATGAGCCCGAGGATGCCACTGAATGCCCCCGTGTCCGCGGTCAGTCCGGTGAGCAGCACTGCGGCGCCGGGCAGCCCGGCGTATGTGGCGATCTTGGGTCCCCAGGTGCGGATGAGGCCCTGCAGGGTATCGGCCGGCGGATCACCCATCAGGGTGTGCATGGCCTTGGCCAGCGCTCGGTATTCCTCGCCGGCGTCGTTGAAAGCTATCACGGCCTTGTCGCGGTGTTCCAGGGCCTTGGTGATCTTGGCGGCTTGGTCTTCAAAGATTTTGGTCATACTTCTATCCTCCTGTTCCACATATAGCCCGTTGTGGCCTCATTGCAAGCGAGAACATATTCCCAGACAGCATCAAGCCACAGGAGAAGGTGCAAACCGGTTTCTCTTAACCCCCGTGGCCTTAGCCGATTGGAATTGCTCCAATCCATTTTGGAAGGCCGAGCGCTACTCCGGCCCTTTTGCGCTACCGTATTTCAGGCTTCGGCGTACATGCCGCTTCCGGTCCCGTATATATGCCCGCGGCGGAGGTTTGTCAAGGGGGGTGTCGAGCTCCACCTCGCGCCCTTTGTTTTCATTCAATTTTCGGAACTATCCTTAGCGGTCCTTACCTTTGTTTCGGACCATGCGCCCGAGGGACCCATAACGAACCCCATGCCCCCGGGGGTGTGCCGACCCAAATGGGCATGATGCCCTGCTGCCCCTGAGCCAAGCAAGATCAATGAACTCGCTGCGCTCGCGGGTTAAGGGTATGTGTAGCGCGGGGATAAATCCCCACGGCTAGGACTACATGCCGCCGCGCAGCGGGGGAGGGAGGGAGGAATGTTGTCTCATGCCCACCCCCGGCCAGGCAAGAGCCGTGCCAACCAGAGCCATGCCCCCGACGCAGCCCAGCCACGCTCATTCTGCGTGGCTGCGGGGGTTGACGCCGCGGGCGTCCTGCGGTACTGTGGACCATCGGGCAATACCGCCCGGCGGAGGAGAGAAATATGTATAAGGTTATACGAGCAGACGGCAACGTGATCGCCAGGCTCCGGACCCGCCCGATGGCGGAGGAACTTGTCAGCTATCTAACGCGGGTCTTGGGGCGCGGTTATACGGTGCGCAAGGCCTAACCCCACCCCACCGGCGCCATTTTAGCCAGATCCAGGGCGAGAGGGACGGGTAAATTCGACGTTAGCGGCATTTCTAAAGGGCACGGGGGATGGTGAGGCATCGGGCCGGACCAGCCCCCGGCCAAGGAGCGGAACATGGTGCAAGTGAAATACACGGTCTGCGGCCTCCGGGCACATCAATGGATTGTGGAGCATGTTGAGGCCGAGAGCGAGAAGCGCGCAGCGGCTATCATGCTCAAGCGCAACAAACAGGATCAGGATATAGAGGCCTGCGGCATGGATGAAGTCCTAGACGTGTTTCAAGGCCATCACCACGGCCTGTTGCCATGCCCGTTGACCGATGACCGATGAATAACCGATTGCCCCACCGCCCGGACGCGGCGCCAGTGAATAGAAGAGAAGCATGGCTTTCGAGTTGTGCGGCTCTGCTGGCGTCGCTGTTCGCGGAACAAGGCGCGGAGTTGTCGAAGTTCCGTGTAACTTGCGGCCCGCCGACCTGCGGGTGTTGCCTGCAATTGATGAATGAGGCTTGACACGGCAAGCGGGAACGGAGTATAAGGAGAGGAGAGGAGACATGAGAGACCTACAGACCATCCACGAGCAGGAAACCGCACGGCACCGACGGTACCGCAAGGCGGTCCTTGCTCGCCGTGGACCTCGGCCGTTCCCGCAAGGACGCCGCGGCTTCGGCAAACGGACGGCACAACGGCCTGTCTCTAGCGAAGAATATGAAGCCGAAGTCGCCTTCATCGTCAAGGCTGTGCATAACCATGAGAGGCTGGTGGAGGCTTTAGAGACTATGCGAGTTGCCTTCGATCATGGAAGCGACCCGGCGGCTACGCTGGAGGTCCGCAATCAGGCCATACAGCTAACCAGGGCCGCACTCAAGGCCATAAAATGATAACCGACGCGCACCTTATGGAAGTCCTCACGGCCATACCGCCGGAGTTCCAACGCACCCCGGGCGATCGGGGCGAAAGCGTCGGGGAACCGAAACGGAACTTGCGCTTGCCGGACAGCAAGGCGGTTTACAGCGAACGGACGGTAATCCGGGCAGCGCGTGCGGCCCGCAAAGTTGTGCGCCTCGAACAGCAACAACGCCGGCAACAGACCAAAGCCGTCAAGCGCGCCGATCAATCCGCCGTATTGAGTTCCATCAAGAGCGGAGCCGAGACCTGGGGGCAGATAGTTGCCGCCTTGGAGCTTGAAGCCCCCAGGCTTCGATCCGCGTTGCGGGCGTTGGTGAGGCGGGGAGAAGTGGTGAAGGTAAGCGCCCGGAAGTATGGGTTGGGATGAACAAAAAAGACCTATTGGCTGTTTTCGGTAAGCTGGACGCAGAACGATCTTCCGAAGAGAGGCTAACCGCTTTAGTGGAAAATTGGCCGTTGACATGATCAGCGTAGGGGACAAGGTTGTTTGCGTTAACGCACAGGACATGCCGGTTGATGCCGCTCATAAGCCCTGGCCGGTGGAGGGGACAGTTTACACGGTTTGTGGCAATAGCTCCCAGGTTGATATACCGGGACTTCTTCTAGAGGAGTTACCGAGGCCTAACTATCGTTATGCAGACGGTCGGGAGTGGGGGTTCCGAGCAGACCGCTTCCGCCCCGTCCACAAAACCAACATTTCCATCTTCACCAAGATTGACGCTGACATTTTCGACAAAAAGCCGGTGCTGGTGGTGGATGCTTAAATGGTCCTCCTACGCCTCGCCGTCTGGACCATCATTGCCCTGGGGCTCTTGAGGCTCGGAGGGGCGCTTTAGGAGCCCCTGCATCCCGGTCCCGCGCAGCCGATCACCGAGTTCCCCCGGCGCCGCGAGGTGTTTGCGGTATAATTCTTGCAGTTCTGCGAGGTCCATAAAAGGAATATAGGCGGATTTCTGCGAATGTCAACCCATTACCGCTTTACCGCTTTACCGTTGTTCCGCTATAACCGGAGGGGGGGTGCCGGCCCGAAACTGTTACACTTGTTAATAAATATTAATAATTTTTTTGTCTCATTAGGAGAGAGGCGGCCGGGGAGTTATAGCGGTAAAGCGGTAATGCAGTAATGCAGTAATGGGGTCTTGACAGGGACGCGGCACCGGAGTATATAAGGGTAGGAAAGGAAAATGACAATGACAGCTTTGACGTTATACCGGGACGACACAGGAGCAGATTGGTATTTTCTCAGACTCAGAGATGTCTCTCTCATTAATTTCTGCGCAAAAGACTTACGCAGGTTCACAGGGCTCCAAGCTAAAGACTTGGCCAAGGGGCAAACTCGTGAAGTGACTATAACCCTCAAAGTCGGCAAGGTGGTGAAGCCATGAAATACGTAAAACCAGCCGATAACACTATCCGTCTGGAAGGGCTTGCGAGGCGTCTGGAAAAGTTGGGGTTGTAGCATGACAAAATCCCTCAAACCCAACTACGAAGCCCTGCAGCAACTTGTCCGCGTGCTGCGAAAGGTCGCCAAAACGGAGCCGCCTGGACGGTTCCAAATGGACGTGTTTTACCATCACAACACCGCAAACCACTCCAAAGTCGCCGGCATGAGTGACGCCACAATCAGCCGCACTCCGGTCCACAAGCTTTTCACGACGAACTGTGGCACTTCGGCTTGCGTCGCTGGGTGGGCCGCGAGTGACCCGTGGTTTATAAAGCGCGGTTTGCAGCTTGAAGTTGCTTCGATTTATGGCGACCAGATCAGCGCCATGCCGACATACAAGAAATCCACCATGTTTTCTGCCTTAGAGCTTTTCTTCCGAATTGACGATAACACAGCTACGTATATATTTGGCGGCAGTAAAACCGGTAAAGCCGCACGTGCCGCCCGCCGCGTGGAATACGCCATTAAGGTCCTGCAAGCGGGAGAGGACACACAAAACCTCTACCGCGCCCCGTGGAGGTAACGCCATGATGGACCTGAAGTGGAAAGCGAAATGGATTGCGGCTCTGCGCAGCGGGGATTATGAGCAATGCACCGGTCGGCTGCATTTGAAGGACGATGGGTTCTGTTGCCTCGGGGTGTTGTGTGATATTTTCAACAAGGGCGCTTGGGTTGATCCTACAATAGAGAAACCCGACAATATGGTCTATGCCAAGAAAAAGACCGGCGATTGCGGTAATGTTGACGTTCTACCGGTGTTTGTCTATGAGGACGTTGCATTATCAACTAACAACCCTCTGGTTAAGATGTACGTTGGTGAGGAGACATTGGCTGAACTGAACGACGCCGGTTTGACCTTCGCTGACATCGCGGACATCATCGAGGAGCAGTTATGAGAGAGGTCTTGAAAATTGGAGCATTGGGTTTAGTCTATTTCGTGGCCGGCTGGGGAGCCGTTGTCGGCGCTGAGCCTTATTGCAGTAGGAACTATTGTTGAGGAGCAGTTTTAATGAAAATAGCAATCCTCACCACCGACACCTCACCACATAGGTACTTTTGCCGCGAGGTTGCACAGGTTGCCGAGGTCGGGGTGTTTCTGGAAGCGGAGCCGGCCGAACCGCCGGGCTTTGAGAGCCCTGTGACGGTTTTGCAGGTCGAACACGAAGCAAAGACGTGGGGCCGACATGCACTAGACGACATTCTTTGGCAAGGTGAGAGTTTAAACACTGGGTTTGCGGGTCACGAAATTCGTGCGTACAACCCCGATCTTATCTTGGTAAACGGAACCTTAAAACTAGGTGCTCCTGTCCTTGCCGTCTGTCCAAACGCCATCGTGAACTTCCATTCCGGCGATCCGCGCCACTACCGGGGGTTGCATTGCGACCTGTGGACCATTTGGCACAAGGACTGGAACAACCTGGGCGTGTGTGCACACCTGTGCGCTGCGGAGCTTGACAGCGGCGCCATTTTGGATGCCGAGTGCATCGTGTCGCCGGATGCGCTGCACGGCTTGCGGATCAAGAAAGCAAATGCAGCGGTACGGCTCGCAAGACGCATCATCGAGCGGTTCGAGAGGAACCGGGTGGTGGAGGAGACTTATTCTCCGGGCCGCTACTACAGCGCCATGCCAAAGGTGTTGCAGTATAAGGTGGATACGATTTTGCGCGAGAGGGCCGTGAGATGAAAGACCTCATCGCAAAACTCGAAGCAGCTACGGAAGGAAGCCGGGAATTAGATGATGCCATTAACAGGGCTACTGGAGATAAACACCTGTCCTATGACCCGCCTCACTACACCACCTCCATAGACGCTGCCCTGACACTGGTGCCAAAAGAATTTAGGTGGTGGAGCCTTTCCAACAAAGACAACGAGGACGAGTTCTTTATCATTACGTTGCGTGAGCCTTATGCCGGGGGACGTTATCGACACCGCGCCGGGGCGCATTTAACTGTTGCTCTTGCCCTCTGCATCGTCGCACTAAAAGCTCGGGACGAATGACCAACATCATCCCCATCACCTACCTGTCCCCGTTGATTGTCGCTTGCGGCTCCTGTTGGCGTCCCATGAAGCTGCATCTCCTCGCCAACGACCCGGCGTATTGCGACTACGAATGTGGCGTGAAGGGGCAGCCAGCGCACAGCAAGGCGAGCTGGGAACGTGGCTGGAGCGGCAAGGCATAACACTTGACAACCAAACCGGAAAGGACTAAATTAGGACCATGGAAATCAATGAACATACCGTAGCCATAGTCAACTTCGAGGGCGCTTTGAAGCGTGAGATCAGGCGCACCAGGATGGAGTTACAGAAAGTTGACACACTTATCGAGGAATATCTTGGTTGGGGCAAGGTTCACGGTCCCAAGGCTATCGGATACGACAAGATACCCTCGGATGATACAATCGCCACACCACCTCCGTCCACAGATGAGATACCGTTCTAATGACCGACACCGACTACCGCCCCGAGGCCATCCTGGACCAAGCCGCAGGCAGCACCGCAGGAGTTTGGCTGAACTTCAAGAGCATCGCGGACCGCAACAGCTTCCGCACGCGGCTCTACAAGGCCCTGGGAAAATCGGCCGAAGCCTCCGGCGGGCAGCCCGGACCATGGGATGACTTGGTGATCCGGGCCGAAACTGTGCTGGCGGCGCGGCTCTGGATCGGCCCGCCAAGCGCCGATGGGTTCGGGATCACGGGGATGGAAGAGAAATGAATAGGCCCAAAGTCATGAAACCAAAAACCATCTTCAAGCTGTTCGCGGTTTACGCCGGGATTATCGCGGTGACGTTTTTGCTCTTGATCGCGGGGCTACTCGGCAAGGCCGAAGCTCAAGTGCTATGCAACACCTATAAAAACATAGTAAAAATTACGGAGAGTTACAGTGAGACCCGGCAGTTCCAGGGATTGCTAAAACTGCCCACGGCGATTTTGGAAATCTGGGTCGCCGCGGAAGGTGACAGGACCTTTACGGTGCTGATAATTTACACAAACGGCACGGCGTGTGTTGTGGCCGTGGGCGAGAAATGGAGAAAGACTGATGAGTAAGACCAGGAGCAGCAACGCTGTAACTAAGCCGGCGGCGCTGGTCGGTGACGCCATGGATGACGTGACGCTGGATACGTTGCTGGTGAAGGAACCCGTGAAGGAGCTCATGGAGGCGGACCTGACGGCCATCGTGGAGCGCCAACGGCGGGACCGGGCCGCGTGGAACTTGAAGCAGGCCAAGAAAGGGAAAGAGGAATAACATGAACATCGAAATGGATATGTTCTGTGAGGTGTTGGACCGTTACGTTACCGAAATTTCGTACAACCGAGCCTTTAACGAAAAAGCTACGGAAGCACGAAACGAAACATCTGAGGCAGAGCGTAAACTCAAGTCCTATCATAATGAACAGGTGGCTTGGATCCGCTTGCTTGCTGCTTGCAAAGCTGTTGTGGATGAGCAGGGATGAGACGAGATCAGGAAAGCGGCGCGTGAGATTAAAGATGATGTACCGCCCACAGAAATCCGGGATCGAGATGAGACGAGATACCCTTCTCGAGATACCCTTCTAATGAACCTCTCAGGCTTCCACATCTTTACGGACCGCATGATCCGCCAGATACACCAGCAGATCATGGCGCAAGCCAAGACGCTGCCGACCGCGGACCAACTGCCCGGCCTGACCTGGATGGCGGAGGTGTGGATGATCCAGACGTGCCAGATGCTGCGGGCGCTCCGAAAGGCGACTGCGGCGTATGACCGCGAGGAGCTGGATGACGTGGAGCGCCGGATTGCGACCGAGGTGAGCAAGTTGCAAACGGAACTGGAGGATTGGCGGAGATGACCGACTTCTGCAAGACCCTTCCCACCCTGCAACGGACCTGGAGCGCCAGTTCGCTCCGGTTGTTGATGGAGTGCCCGCGGAAGTATTGGTATCGCAAAATCCGCGGCATCCGGCCAATACAACCGCAGGACGATCTGGATTTCGGGAGCTTTCTGCATGTTGGGATGGAAGCATATGATCGGTTCATTGTGGAGCCGTCCGGAGAAACTACTGATGTTTCGGTCGTCCAGAATGCCGCCGTGATCCACGCATTACGGATCATGCTGCATACGGCAGGAACTTACGCAACGGCTTACACCTGTCGGGAATGTGGTCATACGTTTGAAGATGTGCCTACCGAGCGATTGCCATCTGTGGAGACACCAGATGACTGTCCTAAGTGCCGTATAGATTTAGAGCAAATGACCAAGGTGGATATTTCCCGCTCCTGGACCCCATGGAACCCCGATAACATTAAAAAGAACCGCAGGACGCTGGTACGTGCTCTTGTATGGACCCTGGATGAATTTGCCAACAGCCACATCCAACCGTACAGCAATCCAGACGGCTCCGCCGCAACGGAAGTGGATTTCGCGGTCCCGCTGCCAATTGAGAACCCGGACGGCGAACCTTATCTGCTCACCGGCATCATTGACAGTTTTGCCCAGGTCGGCGGGCCGGATCAGATAATGCCGCGGGAACGCAAGACGACTAACGCTACCTTGGGCAAAGGCTTCTTCGGGCGCTACGAGTTCGATATCCAGGTAGATGTCTATTCCCTCGCCATGCAGATCATGGCCGCGGAGGAAATCACCCCGGGGATTATTTTGGAGGCGGTGCAGACCGGCGTGACGTTCAGCCGTGCGCGGCGCCAGATCATAACACCGTCCAATGACCAGCTTGCGGAGTTCGTAGAGACCCTGCGGTATTGGATCGGGCAGGCGGAGGGATTCGCTCGCGAAGCGGCGTTGCAGGGGCCTGAGCCTTCTGCGGGAGTGGCGCATCCTTGGCCCATGAACCGCGCCAACTGTAACTCCTATCGTAAAGAGGACATCGAGGATAAGATGTATTCCTCCCTCGTCCACGGCGGCTGCCCATACCGCGAGCTCTGCACCAAGGACCGCAGCGTGCGGTCCCGGTACGAAGCCGGCAGTTACGAGGTGGCATGACTTGGGGAAGCAATGCATCGTTTACAAATTGCCCCTAAAACCCTATTTCGCCTCTTGACATCTCCCGGCCACCAGCCTATATACCCCTTATGAGGAAAGGCAAACTCTAATGACTTCCCTAGATGCTCTATCGGTTTCCCCGGTCGTGAAAGCCCTTTGTGTCGGCTACCCTGGTTCCGGCAAGACCGGAAGTCTCGCGGCCCTGGCCAACACCGGCCGCTACAAGCTGCGCATTCTGGATTTCGATGGCAACTTCGACCCGCTGTTGGCATACATTGACCCGGAGTTCCACGGCAACGTGGACATCGTGACGTTGAAGGACCAACTCCACTCCGGCCAGAAGCGCATGGAGACCCGCGGCAAGCCCACGGCTTTCAAAGGCGCCGAGGATTTCCTGAACCGCTGGAAATACAAAGACGACGCCGGCAAGGAGATAGACCTCGGCAAGCCTTCGGAGTGGGGTCCGGATCACGTCTTGGTCCTGGACAGCCTCACCAACCTGGGCCGCGCCGTTATGAACTGGACCTTGTTAATCCAAGATCGGGTCACCAAGGGACCGCGCAAGTCCGATTGGGGCGTGGCGCAGGGGTTCCAGGAGGGCCTCGTGGAGAAGCTGATGAGCCGGGAGCAAATTTCCTGCCACACGATCCTCACCGCACATCTGAAAATGATCGGCCCGCCGGAGTTCGAAACCGACGATGATACCGAGGTGAAAAAGGACAAGGAAAAAGTCCGGCAGCACGTGAGCTATAAGTTGTTCCCATCGGCGCTCGGCCGCGCCTTGCCTCCGGAAATCGCAAAACACTGTCCGTATGTGTTGCGGTACGAGACCATTATCATCGCTGGCCGCGTGAAGCGCGTGATCCGGACTGTGCCCAACCTCGACTTCGACGGCGTTGCGGTGCCCTTGAAATCCATCGCGGATGAGCTAAGTATAGAGGACGGCTTGAAGATCATCTTCGAAGCCGTGGAGAAAGGTAGAGGAACATGAAAGTTAACACAACAACTCCTCTGGTTAAAATCGCAGAGGCGGACCTGCAGGTTCTCGCCCGCTCACCGCGGACCGACTTCACCCTCTGGCACTGCTACGTCGTCCCGCCGGCCGAAGGAAACTGGACCGAGCCGGAGTGTTGGTCCGCGGTCGCAAGCCGCGTAAAGGTCGGGGACCTCATTTTGGTTTCGGCCCGAGACAAACCGTTCTGGACCATGCTGGGCGTGGCGGGATTGGAACGAAAAGGCGATATAATTACCGGTGTACTTCTGCTGGATGTATTAGTGAACATGACCCAGATGTTCGCCGGTTTAAACCACCCCGGAAAGGGGACGGAGATGAAGTTCATGGAGTTTTCTCCAACCCTCAATCCGGATCAGCGCTGAACTTACAGGAAAGGAGAAATCACACATGTCCGAAGATTTCAGCTTTGACGACATCCTCGCCACTTCTTTTGACGAGGTTGAAAAGCCTAAGGCGCCGCCCATCGGCACCTGGGAGCTGGAGGTAATCTCCGGCAAGTTCAAGAAAGGCAAGGGCGAGAATGGCCCGGCCGGCAAAGCGGGTTTCCTCTGCAAGCTCATCAAGGCCCACAGCGACGTGAACGAGGCCGAGCTGGAGAACTTTGGCGACAACGCCATTGAAGTCACCCGCGTCTACCACGACATTACCATCTGGGAGCGCTGTGACGAATGGAACGTCAAGCGTTTCGTTGAAAACATTCTCGGCGTCAGCACCGCGGGCTTGAGCAAGGAAGACGGCGTAGCCGCGGCCAAGGGCCACCGCTTCGTCGCGTTCCTGAAACACCGCCTGAACGAAGACGACCCGGATACTCCGTATGTGGACGTGGAGGATGTCCGGGCGATTGAGTTTTAACGGAACTCAGCCGTCGCAACCTCGGGGGAGGGAAAGTGCGTCACAGCGTCTCTCCTCCACTCTTTTTCAGCGAGGCCCTTGGCCTATTACATCCCCCGTGGCCAGGAGGATGATGCCCAACCGAGAGGCGGCATGACAGGAGCCTCACTAAAGAAGAATGTCCTGCAGGGACAGGAGAGGTCGAAGTCGGGTTCAAGCCGGCTGAGGTCGGGACGAGGTTGATCTCGGAGCACCGGATAGGTGTGCCTCTCCAATTTTTCGTTAAGTGACATTCACTTTTTGTTCCACCCCAAGAGGCCCCATTTGATTTTGGCCCGGAGAAAGAAATGCCGTACATCAAGAAGCGCTACGACCACCAACCCGAAAATCGCAACCGCCGTTTAGAGTTGAACGACGGCAATGCACCGGCTCTGACGACAGGAGAGTTAAACTTTTGCATCCACCGTTTATTTGATGCATACTTTTTCACAAAAACAACAGGTTCCTCGTTCCCGGGCTACGCCGAGCTCAACGATGTGATCGGGGTGCTGGAGTGCGTGAAGCTGGAGCTCTACCGCCGCCTCGGCGGGCCGTATGAAGACCTCAAAATTGACGAGAACGGCGACATCCCGTTCTACCAACGCTGGATCGGGACATTCCTGGGCCTCCGGAAGCCGTGGGACGATGTGGATTGATTGCGATAGTTGCGGGTGTCTGATTGACGCCATGGAGGACCCGGAGGCATACCGGCAGCAGATTGACGAGTGGCGTTGCCCGGATTGCAGACCGGCAGATAAAGCGTCGGATGAGGATTTCTACCGGCAGTTTTACTATCACTTGGACCAGAAGTAGGAGCATAACTGGATGACCGAGGATGATCTTTGGATGCTGCTGATCGCAGGGCTTTTGCTCGGTGGGTTTTGGTTTGGAGCTGTGAGATGACAGACGGGCTGCTTCCACAGTGGCCGCACAGCCGCCCCTGTAAAATTGCCTGGATCGCGGAGGCCCCGGCCGATGAGGAGCTCGCAGGTAACAGCAAGTTCCCCGACGGCGCCCCACTGCTCGGTCCCGCCGGACACAACTTCGACACGGCACTGCGCATGGCGGGGATTGACCGTACCGCCGGGCTCGTCACCAACGTCTTCAATGTCCAGCTTCCGGAGAACGACATCTTTAACTGGTGCCTCACCACTAATGAGATGAAGGCACAGAAGAAAGCCGAGGGGGTCTATGATCTACCCGCGGTCGCTCGCGGCAAGTGGCTGGACATGCGCCATGCGTGGCACCTGGATAGGTTGCAGGAGGAAATTGAGGCGTGTGAGCCCAACCTCATCGTCGCCATGGGCGGAACAGCGCTGTGGGCCTTCACCGGGTACAGCAACATCAAGCAGCGCCGCGGGGCCGTGTGTGAAGCCACCATGACCTGCCCCGGCGTGAAGGTGCTGCCGACACCGCATCCAGCGGCCATGCTTTATGACTACAGCGTGTTGCATGTGTTGGTGAAGGATTTTCTCAAGGCCAAGCGCGAGGCGGAGTTCCCGGAGATCAAGCTGACCAAGCGGCAGATTTTCGTGGCGGAGAGCCAGGAGGACATCTGGAAGTTTGCTCAAGAGCATCTGTTCGAGGCTGCGTGGATCAGCATAGACATCGAGACGTTCCCCACGATGAAACAGATCACCTGCATCTCGTTCTCCCCGGACGAGAAGGTTGCGCTAGTGGTGCCGTTCGTGGACCTGCGGAAGCCGAGCCGCAGCTATTGGGGCACAGTTGCAGAAGAGGTGGCGGCATGGCAGGCAGTGCAGGCTATCTGTGAGAGTACCGTCCCGAAATTGGGCCAGAACTTCGACTACGACTTCAAGTGGTTATATGACATGGGTATCCCGGTCAGGAACGCACGGGACGACACGCGGTTGATGCACCACGCGCTCTACCCAGAGTTGCCGAAGTCACTGGATTTCCTCGGCTCCATTTACGCCAATGATGCTGCTTGGAAGACGTACCGTGTGCGGCAAGGAGACAAGCGTGATGGCTAAGAGCAAACAAGCCGCGTGGCAGTTCAAGGGCGACGGCAAGATGTTGTCGCACAAGGGCCGGCGGAACTGGACGCCGGAGCAGTTACAGGGCCACGAGGCCCACCAGAAGGACCGCAAACGGAGGAAAGAGAAATAATGATGTCGAAGATGCAACTTGTCCTGGTTCCGCAAGACCTACCTGAGTGGGAAACTGCTGATCTTCTGAAAAAGTGCACCTGCTCTGATGCTTGAGTTCTCCAACCGTCCGGCGCACATAAAATCCCTCGATGACCAGGAGCGCTATTGGACCTACAACGGCCTCGACACCTGTATCACCGCGGAGGTCGGCGCGGCCCTGCTACCACTCCTGGACCTCAACCAGCAAGCGACCTACGACTTCGAGCGAGCCTGTCGCGCACCGGCCCTGCAAATGCAAATCCTCGGTTTCCGGGTGGATGAGCCAGAGCGCCGCAAGCTGCACCGGGAGCGCAAGGCCGACGGCAAGCGGTGGCAGAAGGAATGCGACAAGATTGTGGCGGCGGAGCGCAAGGAGACCCGGGTGGAGTGCTTGATGAAGCAGCCCGTCATGGTCCTTGCGTTGTCTGAGGCCGAGGGCCGCGATGCCAAGACCAAGGCCCGGCGGGCGCTCAAGGCTCTGGAAAAAGAAATCGAGCGCTGCTTAGGCTTCATTTATCTCAAGGGCCTGCCGCCCTCAACGCAGCAGCTCCAGGACTTCATCTATGGGGACCTGGGCGTGCCGGAGCACACCAACCACAAAGGCATCGTCTCCATGGACAAAGAGGTGGTCAAGCGGGTGCGGAAGAAGTACCCGAAGACCAGACCGCTGCTCGACCTCGTGATGAAGCTCCGGGACTGGCAGAAACAAATCGAGGTGTTGGATGAACGTAACCTTTCAAGTGACGGACGCTTCCGGGCGTCCTTTGCCGTTGGTCAAACGGAAACTGGTCGTTGGTGCCAAACGGGAGATGCTGAGGTATTAACACCAATCGGATGGGTGGAACTTGAAAACTGGAATGGTAAAACTGCTATAATTCAAAGCACGAAAAACGGAGAACTGTCCTGGTGCGAGCAACCAAAAAAACATGAGTTTAATTACCACGGCCAAATGGTGCGAATAAATGCTAAGGCGGTAAAAGGGGATTTCACTCCCGAGCATAAAATGCTGCACACGTTATGTTCTGGTGAGCTTTATGTTTCCCGTGTAGGAGAGCGCAGACAACTGTCAGGCGTAGTCGTTGCAGGAAATATGCAAGGCAAACCTGAGATGCCAGCCCACGAAGCCGCATTGCGTGTAATGATCCAGGCAGATGGACACTTCGTAAAACCAAGAAAGCCGAAGTCTCAGGGTGGGGCCTTGCAGTTCCGGTTTAGAAAGTTCCGAAAAATAGAAAGATGCCGTCTTTTGTTGAACGAAAATAACATTTGTTATAAGGAGTTTGATCAACCGTGCGGTTACACATTTTACGTCAACCAGGACGATGTTCCGACTTGGTTGAAAAATAAGAAACGCTTCGATGCTGATTTGCTGTTGGCCGATCAACATTTGTTAGTAGAAGAACTCCAGTTTTGGGACGGCTGTAGAGCAGAGAACACGTTCTATACCACCTCAAAAGAGGACGCTGAATGGGCAAAGACCTTTGGGCATCTGGCCGGCTTTTATACTTCGCTTAAAGAAAAGAAACATTCTGTTGCGAACTGGTCTAAATGTTGGCGTGTGCGGTTCAATAGACATAACAAGAAAAGAGTGTATGTCCGAGATTATTCCACGAGAACTTTTAGCGGAAAAGTATATTGTCCGGAGACCGTAACGGGATTTTTCTTGATACGATACAAGGGAGAAATATTTATCACGGGAAATTCCTCCACGGCTGATGTGTATAAACAAGGTGACAACCTGCAAAATAAAGACCGTCGCATCCGGCGCATCTTTTTGGCAGATGTCGGCAAACGCTTCATCAACGTAGACCTCAGCCAAGCCGAGAGCCGTTGCATAGCTTATCTCGCCGGAGATCAGGCTTACATTGACGCCCACGACACCGGCAATGTCCATGTAGTTGCGGGCCGCATTTTCTGGCCGGACCCGCCGTGGACCGGGGACGACACCGCGGACAAAAAAATGATGAAGACCACGCCGGCGCCGTGGATCGCGCAGGCGCCGGTCGCTCGCGGCGAGGAGCCCAGCTTCAACTACTACGACATGGCGAAGCGCGCCCAGCACGGCCTCAACTACGGCCTGTCCGAGTACGGCCTCGCGATCTGGCTGGGCTGCACACGGGTCGAGGCCCTGCGGTTGCTGCAGGCGTATTTCGGCAAGTACCCCATGCTGCCGGAGTACCACAGGTACATAAAACACGTTGTCGAGACTGTGGGGGTGATCGTCTCGCCGCTCGGCCGCACCCGGCAGTTCTTCAAGCGCCCGTGGGACAAGGCCACGGTTCGTGAGGCGCTGGCCGACGTGCCGCAGGGTATGACCGTGGACATACTAGATATAGCGCTCTTGAAGATATGGCACCACATGGTCCCCGCGAAAGTGACCTTGCACCAGCAGGGCCACGACGCCATATTAATGCAGACGGGGGATGATGAGGCTTTGCTGCCAGCGATCCGCGACGAGATCATGGAACACATGGTCGTGCCGGTCCCGGTAACGGGGCTGGACGGCAAGACGCGAACCATGGTGATCCCGGCCGAGATGGAGCAGGGGAGTAACTGGAGGGACCTAACGTGACCATACATAAGTTCCAAGGAGGACACCGTTTTCTGAGCAATTTCTGGTTCGCCCGGGCGGCATACCTAGCAACAATTTTCTGGACGGCACGTGACAGACTTCATAGAAAAATTCGTAAGCCTCACGGACACCGGCCTCAGTCCTGAGAGCTATCGTAGGTGGACAGCGTTGGTACTGGTGGCCGCGATCCTGGACCGCCGTGTTTACACATCTATACGTCCTGGTCTTATACTGTTCCCGAACCTTTACGTGTTGCTGGTGGGACCATCTGGACGCGGCAAGACCCCACCCATTATAGCTGCTCGGGACTTGTTGGAGACCCAACCGCATGTCGGTCTGGCCCCGGACTATACCAGCTATCAAGCCTTCATCAAAGCCCTCGCAGATCGTGCTGCAATGGTGGACCAGGAAGAAGCCATGCCACGGCGCCGCGCCACCATGACGCTGATGCTGTCGGAATGGGCGGCGTTTATGAACAAACCAGACAACGCTCATCTGGCCATCATGTCCCACGTCTTCGATTGCAACGACTTCAAGGCCGATGTCCTGTGCCGGGAGCTCAACAATGCCGAGAACCTGTACGTAAACATCTGTGCCGGGGTGGTGGAAGACTGGTTCGCTGAGGGTATGCCAGCCACCAGTTTCAAACAGGGCTTTATGCAGCGAGTTCTGTTGATATTTGAACCGGCCTTGCCTGCCGGGAAAGACAGCACCCCGCCGTATGAATGTTCCCTTGACGCTGATCCAGAGGTGGCACGCCATAAATTTATCGAGAAGATGTGGCCGCATCTGGAGAAGCTCGCTGCGGTACGTGGATTTGTGCCTTGGGCTCCCGAAGCCCTGGCGGAGTTCAATACCTGGAAGGAAGCAGGGTGGCCGCCGGTGCCCGAAGACACGATGTTGGAGGGCTACACTACTCGAAGGGACCTGTTCGTAGGCAAGATCGCTTTGCTGCATGCGGTTTCCAGACATCCAGGAGAGCAGACGATACTCCTAAAAGACTACCAAGATGCGAAAAAAATCCTATTAGTGGCTGAAATAAACATGCCTAGAGCCTTGACTGCGGCCGGAGGAAACATATATCAACTACGGATGTTAGCCATTGCTTCTTATGTCGAGAAGCGTTACATTCAAACCAAGAGGTACGTGCCAGAATGGGAAGTGTGCCAAAGACTAGGAAACCTCGTCCCGCCGCATCTTCTCCGGACGATCCTGAACGAAATGATAAACCAGCAAATGATCCGGTCGCTGGAGGGGACAAAGGCGCCGCACCGGAAGCTAAGCCCGGGGATCACGCAGTAGGCGGTGAGGAGCAAGGCTCTCAAGGCTCTCAAGGCTCTCCTGGTGGCTGGGCCGGCGAGCAGGTGATGTGGCTGCCGGTGATCTTGACGGAGGGGTTGACGGGGCGCACCTGCGGCATGGCGACGATCCCTATGAAGGACGGTAAGGCGCAAATTGATCTGATCTCCATGGGGTTCCAGGTGCAGGACTGCAGGATGGGGTCGAGTGCTATTATGTCCGTGATAATTTACAGCGAGGCGGACCTGCAGAAGCTACCGCATTATGTGTATTGGACCAAGATGTACGATCAGATCGCGGAGAACATTTTAGCGGTGGACATCAGCATGGTCACGGACAGTGTGGTGCAATGATGCGGGAACGGATAGCGAGGGCGATACACAAGATACTTTACACGGGGAACTTTGACGACATTATGCCCAGTGCAAGGACAGCCGATTTTATTGCCGACGCTGTTCTCGATGCCATGCGGGAGCCTACGGAGGAGATGGTTGGAGAATGTTACAATGAACAAAGAGATAGAGGCCGGACGCTGACGTTTATTGAGGTTTGGCAAGCCATGATAGACGAGGTCAAGAAATGACAGGAGACGTACTATCAAAACCCTAGTCCTTGACATAGAGACGAGCCCGGCCCTGGCCTACGTGTGGAAGTTCTGGCAAGAGGACATCAGCTCGAAGCAGGTCCTGGAGCATCCGTCCATCCTGTGTTGGTCCGCCAAGTGGCTCGGATATAAGCGCACGTTTTTCGAGTGGGCGTACCCGTACAGTCTCGCCGGTGCCGAGGAGAAAATGCTGGCTGCGCTGCTTCCTCTGCTCAACGAGGCCGATGTCGTCGTTGGCCACAACCTCAAGAAGTTCGACACGCCGCGCATCCGCGGCCGTTGCCTCGTCTACGGCCTGCCGATCCCTTCGCCATACGCCGAGGTTGATACCCTGGTGATCGCGAGGCAGAAGTTGGGGTTCTCTGGTAACTCCCTGGCGTATCTTGCCGAGGTCCTGGGCTGTACGCCGAAGGGCACTCACAAGAAGTTCCCGGGGTTCGAGTTGTGGACGCAGTGCCTGCTGGACAACAAAGCTGCGTGGCGCGAGATGAAAAAATACAACCTCCAGGACATCCAGACCACGGAAGAAATCTACATGCTCATCCGCCCCTACGCCGGCACGCATCCGAACTGGGGGGTGTATTCCGACGCGGGTTATCCGGAGTGCCCCAAGTGCGGCGGACGGGTCAAGAAGGACGGGTTCTACAAAACTTCGACAGGTAAGTATCAGCAGTACCAGTGTACGGTAGAGGGTTGCGGAGCCTGGGCCTGGACGTTGCCGAATTTACTGAACAAGTCGAAGCGCAAAGTGCTGCTCAAAAACGTGGTTTCATAGGAAAGGAAAAGAACATGACACCTGAGAACGAGAAATTGGTCCACGACGGCCACTCTTCCAAACGAACCTTCGACACCGGCGCGACCCGAGACACGGAGGCGGGGAAATTGGACTTTGATGGGTTTTTAAGCGTGGAAGCCCTTGAGCGATACGCTGAATATCTTAACGGACATCGTACAATGTCTGATGGGTCTACACGGGCATCAGACAACTGGAAAAACGGTATCCCTTTGGATGTTTACATGAAATCTGCGTGGCGTCACTTTTTTGCGTGGTGGAAGTTGTATCGTTCTCCACCGTCGTCAGCCGAGGAAATCGAAGAAGCAATCTGCGGTTTGTTGTTCAACGCAAATGGTTTTCTGCATGAATTTCTGACAGCCAAGAACACGGCGGTGGACAAAGCCGAAGATACTGCTCACTAACCAACCTAGCGGACCCTGGACATGACTTTGAACTTTAACGAACCACTCCCCGACATTGCGCCGTCGTTCTGGTACGTCGCGACACCGTACAGCAAGTATCCGGGCGGCATACAGGCGGCATTTCAGCAAGCCTGTATAGCCTCGGCCGAGATGCTGCGCGAGAAGATACCGCTTTTTTGTCCCATTGCCCACACGCACCCGATTGCAGTCGAGGGCAAAATGAAGCAGACCAACCACGACTTCTGGCTCCCCGCGGACCAGCCCATGATGGACGCTGCCGGCGGCATCATCGTGGTAAAGATGGAGACTTGGGAGAAGAGCACGGGGGTGTTGTATGAGATCGATCAGTTCGAGACGGCCGGCAAGCCGGTGCGGTATCTGGAGTGGCCGGTGTGATGGAGACGCTAGGTTGGGCCGTAATGGCCCTGGTCATATGGTCCGTGTGGGCTTATTCCGCCGGCCACGCACGGCGCGGTAACTGGCTCACCCTTTACGCCACCACCCTTGCCATGATCTTTTTCATGAACACCGGCCACTGGTCGTTCTTCACACTGCACATGATCCTGTTCCTCCGAGCGGCCTGGATGGTTTTGGGAATAAAAATCACGCTTAGGGCTTGACAAACCCTCTCGATAAGACTATATTCACAGGTGGAGGAGCGCATTGCGTCCTCCCCTTTCCTCGCCTCAGAAACCCCCGGTGCAATGCTGGGGGTTTCGTTTAGGAGGACAGGATAACCCGTTGATATGCCGCGATGTTATGGTCCCGGAAGCAGCCGGTCTTGCCCAAGCCATTCCCGCCGTTGATGTAAACCTGATGGTCCCACCGCTTCCACCACGGCGCGGCCGGGACCGTAGGAACAACATCCTTGCCGTGAACGAAATGTTGTTGCGGGACGGAGGAGAGCACCGCTGCGAGGTGATCCGTGACCGTGACCCGGGGCATCCCGAAGGTGATGAGGGCCGCAACGGTCTTGCCGGCCAGGACGAGGCACGCGGCGATCAGTGCGGCTTCCGCTGCGCCTTTGCTGTGGCCGGTGAGGATAATGGGACCTGCGTTGAACAGGTCAATGTGTGCAGATTGGTACAGGCCCAAAGCACCACGATGCCGCCTGAAGCCCTTGCCGCGGAGGAACCCCTTGTGACACCAGCCCAGCTCCGGGTATTCCGAGGCCCTCCACGGGGTAGTGAGACCATCAAGGAGTGCATCTCCGGTCAGGATGCGGCCGTGGTCGAACGTCGTGCCGCGGACCGCGAAGATCGCCGGGTTGCCGACGCCTCCGCAGAGCAACATCCCCTCGCTCTCGGCATGAGAGTGGGTCGAGGTCTCGTAAGAGACCCGAGCTGCTTCAACTGCTTCTCTGGTCCAGCGGAGGTTCATGGGATTAGTCTTTCAGTGCCATGTCCAAGCCGGCGATGATGGTCTCGTCGGTGTAGGGCTGGATGCCGTTTTCATGCTTGATGATAGCCCGGACCAGGAGTTCAAGCAAGCCTTTATTGTCCAGGGAAATGCTGATGTTGGCGTTTACGTCCAGGCGGGCGGCAACCAGCGCAACGTAAGCCGTGGTGTCATTCTCGCTCGGTGGTGCCCACCTGTGGATGATTTTGCTAACTGTGTCTAGCTCATAGACCCGATAATACCGTAACAGCACTTTGGCTAAAGCCCTGATGCCGTACTCCGGTGCCTCGAACTCTTCAAAGACGGGGTCGTCATCGGTGGCTCGCTCGCCATCCCATTGGTCTCCGCCGGATGGAGGTTCACGGAGGTTGCCGGGATTATTATTCCGGATACCTCGTGGGGTTGAGTTTGTCATGTTCCTACTCACTTATCGTTAAATAACACCAAAGGCCATGCCAAGCATGATGCCATAGGCCATCAGTGCGGTTATGGTGGAGAAGCGTTCGGCAAAGCGGTTCATTGGCCTGCTCCACGGCGGCCCGACGGCTGCACTACGCGTTTGCCCAGCAACCGCAGGGTGCGCTCAGGCAAGGAGTTATAGAACTGTGAGGTCATCTTGTTCACTTGCGTACTGATCGCATCAACCTGCTTCCGCTTTTCCTTGGGGCTCAGGTCACTCTCAGCGATCAACCGCTGGTTCGCACGTTGGCGGCTCACTTCTTGAACGATCTGGTTCACTGGTCCTTGGGTTTGCAACAAAGCCTCTCTCCGATCTCCTACCGACACCCGCTCCGCGACCTCTGTCTGCCCCAGTCTCACGGCATTGTTCAGTGTCCCGGCAAGCTGCTGGGCCACATCACCTATCTCGTATAAATCTATCTCGTATTGGGTGGATTTCAAGGGGAGGGACCGAAAAAACCGCCGGACAATGGGGTTTTCGTCCAACCGGCGCTCCGGGCGGGTGTTGCCGGTCTGAGCCCGCATCATAGCATCAGCGCCTTCCATGAGATAGAACCCGACTGTTGCAAAATAGCCACGGACCAACGCCTCACTTCGCATGGGGCTCCACTCTACCCCCAACTCCTCACTCATGGCCTTGGACAGCTCCACCATGGTCTCGTTGGTCCAGGGGCGGCGTTGCTCGGAGCCGATGCGACTGCGCCGCAGGTGCTCCGGAACAACAGGCTGCCCGGCGGGGAAAGTTTTAATGTTTGCTACTTGCTCTACAATAGGACGCACCAACTGCGGAATGGGGTTAAGGCGCATCTGGTCTAGCACGATGTCCCCCATCGCTCTAGAGAACGCCTTGCCGTATTTCTGATCCCACGCCTCGATCATTCGCTCCGGGATGGTAGCGAACATCGCGCCGAACTCGAACCCTCGGGGCAATATGGCGAAGCCGGAACTACCGGGTACCTTGATGACCCAATTCATGTCCCGGACATAATCCGGCAGCGCCCAATAGTCCGGGTCGTCTTGATTGTGGCGCCACAGGGCCAGCGTAGGTAAAGTGACAGCTAACATCCCCTTTGCCGCAAGCCGCGTAGGATGCTCCTTGCCCTCACGTGCGAACCGATACAGCCCCTGCATAGCGGCATTGGCAAAGGGAAGTGTGGTGAGGAAGGCCCGGAAGTTCTCCTCCGCACCCCGCATGGCGAAATCGGTAGAGACCTCGCGGGCCGAGAAGGCCCCCTCTACACGGCTGCCGGTCTTGTTGGTGACGAGCCTGTTCTCCTCCAGCCGCGAGGCCATCTCAACCGCAGAGGTCACTTCCTCCAGCACATTTATAAGCTGCTCTGCGGTCGTGACTAGCCGGTTAGTCTTGAGGAACTTGTTGCCCAAACGACCCTTGTAGAATGCACGTACGCTTCCGGCTTCCGCCATCTGCGACATCTCTCCCTTGAACGTCGTGGCGAACCCGGCACCATTCAGCATGGCGTCGTGGTAGTTCTGGTCCTTGAAGATACGGGAGCCTAGGCCGCGGATGAAACTGATCCCCGGTATTTGGTTGGCCTTGCTCTGCGCGAACGCCATCTGCATATCGCGGATGCCGTTGGCAATCATAAAGTCAGGCATGGCGGTGACGGATCGTGTCAGCACTGTCTTGAACAACTGGAACACCCGCATGGTGGCGTTGAAATCCCGAGGCGCGAACTCCATCATGGACTTGTGTAGCACGTCCGCCATAGGAGAGATTTGGTAATACTCCGGTCGGCCGTCGCGGAACACCATGTCCACTCTGGGCGCGAGCTCCTGGTTATAGTCGAACACCCGGACTGTCTTAGGATCGGCCGTGTCTCCCATCTCCTCCAACATCTCAATGATGCGCTTGTCCGCGAGCTCGGCTTCTACAGGTTTACGTTTCATCTTCGTCGCGACTTCGGAGAGACCGTACTTATCAATAAGTCCATAGAGCTGCTGTTTGGCGTAGTTCTGCAATGAGGCGTGAACGATCATGGCAGTGTTCGCCTCGATGTTCGCCATGACTTCGTTGAGGTTACTGGTGCCTTCCTTGAGACGCTTGAAGACGGACCCGAACCGTCCGCCCTCGCGGACCCCTTCTTCCATGGCGAGACGATAAAACGGGACATAGTTCTGCCCCAAGCGAATGAGGTCCGCCTTAGACTGGGCATTGACGAGGCCGTTTTGCTCCGCGAAGTCCAACAACCGCCGGTTGAAAGCGTTGTAGCGTACCTGGGCGTCTCTCACCACCGGATCGTTACGGTACTTCTTGATGACCGATGCGATCTCGTCCCGGGTGAAGTTCCTTTCCTTACCGCGCCGCATGTTGTCCGCAGCACGTTTGGCGGTCATGTAGAGCAGTGTCTGCGGGAGCTTATCGGCCTTCATGGCATCGGTGAATACAGCACGTAGGCCCTCCCCGCCGTCGAACACCAAGTCACCATTCTTCAGGCGTCTGGGGGTGCCGCGCTCGAAGACCTCCTTCACCACTCCGCGTGTGCCAGCCAACAGGCGGAACAACTTGTAGGGGCTCAGTCCGGGCTCGAACACCTCACCGGTGGCCTTTACGCTCTCCACTGCGAGCTCCTCCACGCGTTTGACGGGTCGCAGGAAGTCGAAGAACTCAAAAATGGTGGAACCTGATGCGGTATCCATCGCCGCACCTGCATCATCGGCTATAGTCTTACCGATCTTTTCACTAAAGGCAACTTCCTGCTCCGCCATCTTCGCCATGGCAGCCGCACGTTTGGGCAGCGGCACCTGTTGGGCGGCTTTAGACAGGAGCTCCGCACGGGTCGCAGGACGCCCAAGACCAGCACGTGACACCACCATATTGACCAGGAGCCGCGTGAGGCCGTCGCGGCTGTGCTCGTTCATGCCGAACTCCACAGCGGTCTGGCTCAGCGCGTTGATGACGCCGACAAATCCAGCCATGGACATCTCCAAGGCCACCACAGCTCCACCCAGAGCCGAGCGGTTCAGGCGCTTAGCGGCTGTCACCCCGGGAGCATCGCCTTCGGCGGGCAAGATCAGGGCGCTGAAAAACTCCTCTGTGTTCTTGGACATGCCGAAGTGTCCGAAGGATTTGCGCACACCCTCAAAACCTTGCTCGAAGGCGGTTCCGATCCGAGCTGCACCTTTGCCGATTGGACCTTCCTGCCCAACGCCGAACCCAGACGGTATAGATGTCTTACCACGGCCTCTTGTCGGATCAGGACTGGGCTTCTTGAGCTCGGTGTCGGAGAAAGCGGTACGCGGAGGGACGGGGATGCGCGGAGGAGCAACATCGTCTGCATCCCCGAGCTCAATCGTCGCGGCTGAGAACTCAAATGCGTTGAATGGTTTTTGTATAATGGAAGTGGTTCTAGGACGTGTTTCTTTCCGACGCCGCTTAATGGCATCCAGGAGCGCGTCGTCGTCATCTTCAAAGTGTGCCATGAGATGCTACCGGGGTTTACGCTTATGTTTCCGGCTACGGCCTTTTAGTTCTTCGTCCAACTCGCGGAGCTGATCGTCAGTGAGAGTGGGGTTCCGGGCTTCTTTGTCTTTCAGCCGTCGCAGACCACCTGTGGTCATCCGGCGGAAGTTGAATTTCTTTTTAGACGGGGACTGCTTCAGAATATCTTTCACCTCAGGAGGTGCGTCGCCTCCCATGCTCGCAGCAAGGTCACGGGCCGCGACCAGAATTGCTTCATTAGTATCATCCGCACGTCCGTTCTCGATCACATCTTGAGCTGCCGCGGCAAGCTGTAGGCTCTGAGCCTCTTTGCCGCCCTTAAAGGTAAATTCCCCGGTTAACGGAGAAACGAAGCCACCAAAAAGCAGAGCAGCACGACGGGCAAGGTCATTGGAAGTCTCACGCTTCACGAAGCCTTGGGCATCGAACAGGTTGTTACCGGAGATGGGCTTGAGCTCCCGGGTGATCTTGCCGGTCTGGATGTTTACCTCAACCAAGCCTGCTTGTGGTCCTGCGGGGCTCTGTCTGATCTCGACTTGCTCTCCCTCGGCCTTAGCTGCTTCTTTGCCGCGGGTCTCACGAATACCGGATGCCTCCTCAGGCGTGACGAGGTTCATCTGAGCCCGAACAACTTCCAACACCTTGGGGTCATCCAGCAACATCAAGTCCTCGCCCTTGAGACCAAATGCACCGGGTCCGATTCTTCTGATGAGCTTCGTCGCTATGGACTTCACATCCAAGATGATCCGGCCGCTTGCGTCTTTCGGGAACTCATGGTCAAGCTCTACCTCGGAGATTTCGCCCTTCTTCACCATTTCCTCGACCATTGACAGTCCAGCTTCGAGGACACCCGCAACTCGAGCCGCGTCCACGTGGATTTTAGCAGGATCGGGGTTTATTGCAGATCGTGCCAGTGCTTGCTGTCCGACGGAGCCAGGGATAAGTTCATCGGCGGCTTTTAACAGGAACTCTGTGCGCTGCTTGGGGTCCCGGATATGTTTGGATAGGTCCAGGGTCTTGGATACGCCTTTCAATTCCGCGTTGGTGGTACGAATACGCTTCAACTTCTCCGCGGTCTCGAAGCTGACCTGTACCCGATGCGCTTTCTTTGCGGCTCCTTTGGCCGTGCGGCGCTTTTCTGCCGGACCAGCCACGCCACGCTCGTCGGCATCAATTTGGGCTAGGCCATCCAGCACGCGCTGGAAGATGCTGCGGTCACCGCTACCTGAACCTGAAACAGTATCGCCGCGGCGTCGGCCAGCTAGTGCCTCACCGGCCCGCCGGCCCGATGAAACCTGGTCGTGCTCGATGTCCTCTTGTGACTTGTCAGCATGATCGTCGTCCCGAGGATCGAACTCGTCATCGTCACCGGTGAGGAAGGAGATGCCTACGTTATGTGCCATTTTCCAGTTCCTTTAAAACGTGCCTACGTTATCTGCTAAACAGACCGAACCCAGAAGCAAAGCTACCCACTGTCCTGAGGATGCCCAGAAAGCCCGGAGAGCTGGACTGCGAGAAGCGCTTGGTAGTTGTTGTCTGAGCGGCCCGGACATTGGCGAGAGACTGCAACGCGGACGCGCCAGTAGGTGATACACCGAGCAATCCCAGCGAACCCTGCTGGCTCAGGCCAGCAAGTCTTAACTGGTTCTCAAATGCCGCATCTCGGAGAGACTGCTGAAAGTTCCGGGTTCTTTCCTGGAGCTGCTGCTGAAAGCTCGCCAGTCCAGCCACAAATTCACCCTGGGCCAGCGGGAAGTTAAGCTCCGCAGTGACCTGGGCGCCGCGGAGGTTGCGCTCAAGTTGCCCGAACTGCCGCGTGGCTTCTCCTGCAACCGCGAACGCCCGGTCTTGGATCGGGGTGTCAGTCGGACGGAGGCCTCGTGCTGGTGCCAGGATGTTCTTGATGGCTGTAATGGCCTGTGTACTGAACGCCTCGATGTCACTCGCGCCTTCGGCCAAGGCAAACTTGGTCGCCTCGTTGATTGACGCACGCTGTTCCGGAGATGCCTTGCCGCCGCGCCGGATGATGGCGAGCTGGATGTCCCGGAGCTCTTTTGTAATCGGATCGTTCAGGGCTTCTTGGGACAGCACGTTGAGCTTATCCAGGCTCTTCTGCAGGAAAGCAAACGCGACGCTTTGCTTCCCGCGTTGCTCCTGGAGAATTTCAATCTGTAACTTCTGCAGCTTGATCTGTTGCCTGGTGAGTTCAGTTTCCTCCGGCGTCGGCCCGGGGACGCGCACCGTCGTGGTGCTGCTGCCACGGCGGCGGCCACCGCCGAAGATTTTTGACATAAATCCCACTATACTGCTCCGTTAAAATCGGTCAACATGTTACCGCTTCCGGTAACACGCATGTTAAATCGTTTCTTCATTGTCCGTTTCCAGCCCTTCTTGTCGAATGGAACAAAAGACGCGGTTATGGTTGAGCCATCGGCCTCCAGCGCCGCTTTGGCCACGTTGGTCAGAGCCACCATGACGGCATGTGCATCCCGCGGGTTCAGGTCGGAGCGAATGCTCAGCATCTCGGCAAAGCCCACCGGCCGGCCCAGGTAAAGGCAAACTGCTCCCAGCACGGCCGCGGCTTCATCCTCCGCGACCAACCAACCGCTTGTGGAGTTGGCCCAATCAACCTCCATGCCCTGCAGGTCCACGATTTGTGCGAGCTCCGCGGCATCCTCGGGCACCGCAAATCTGATTTTAGGTTCAACCATCGTCTTCCTCCCGCCGGTCCCGGCGCTTGTTGAACAGCTTATGATAGAGCAAATACAAGCCGCCAAGGACAAGCAAGGCGTTGCCACCAGCCACGAACACATTGGACCATTCAGTAATGGCTTGAGCAAAGCTCCCGCCGGCACCAGTAACGACCATCGCCACAGAAGCTTTCTGGTCTGGAATTTGCTGGACTTGTTCGGTTATAGTCATAGTTTTAGCCTATCAGAAATTGATTTTATGTCTCGGTACATTTTCTTGGTTGCCGGTGTGAAATCCGCTTCGGAAATTGTACTGTTGGTAATCAAGACAGTAACCAACTCAACAAGAACGTGCGTTTCACGCGGATGTCCTTGAACTAGATCACCGAGGTCGTTTGCCCTATTTCTATCGGCTATCTCTTTACCCGTCATATCTACGGCGGGACGGTTGATTGTTACGACTTGGCCGACGACATCAACAGTTTCGGGGCCACGTTTTTGATTGAGGTGCAGAGCCGGTTCACTCACTGTAGCTGTGGCAAGGAAGTGGTTAGGGCCGATGTTCATTGGCCGTGTATCTCCGCCAGGAAATACAACATCGTTTGTGCCGGGGATTAACACTTTGCTAGGAGGAGAAGCCCAGCGGTTTATTTCCTTGCTGGTTAATGTTTCTATTAAGGTTTCCATGCTATTTTCCTTACGCTGGTGCCCATGAGGCGACGACGCCGGTTGTGAGACTGCTTGATGGGGTAAAAGAGGCTGTGATTGCTGGACCTTCAGAGACGGCTACGGCTTTGCTTGCCCCAGTGTGCGCCCTGTTGCCGTCAACCAGCTCATCGTAATCTTCGAAGAGGTGGGCCCAAACCGCCGTCGGTGTACCCACTGCTTCGTTGCAAGCAGCAGCGACAATCACACCGTTTGCTGGAATGAATAGGGACAGAACTGCGGGGTCGTCAACTAGAGATGCTGCAATTGCGGTGACTGGATCAGCCGCACCGTAAATCGCCCACACTCCAACTCCAACGCCGAGGGTACCAGACGAAAATGGCACAACTAGCTCCGCCGTGGTGCCGGTTGAGACATTATTCTTTTGCCAGAATTCGATGTTGTTGTTGTTATTGGAGGCTTCACCAAGAAACTCCATGCTAACGCCATCGAGTGTCACCGTGGTTATCTTAAAACTACCTTGCGATAGTGCCACAACGACTTTACGGTCTGCCGCCGGTGTGCCTATGGCAAGTCCGGAGAAGGTATAGGTCGCTGAGTTTGTCGAATCAACGGCACTAGTTTCAAATGAAACAATGGCCGCCACTGAACCGCTCGAACCTCCAGGGAATAAAAACATTACTGCAATACTACTATATGAAGATGTTGAAACGTCCCAATAACAGTTAGGTACACCATAAAGTCCTGGCCGTCGACGGTGGTGAAGGCGTCGCCCGTAACTGCATCCCACCCAGATGCGGTAATGGCACCCGCCGAGACGTTGTTTGTGTACTGGAGGATGAGAGTGCCATCGCCAGATTGGGGGGCGAGTGTGTGAGCGCCACCGTTGATGGCCTTTTTCACGTTCCCGCCCGCGTAAGTAGGAGTGAAGGTACCGGAAGACTTGGTGCCGTTATCATCTACGGTGTACTGGAAGCCTGCCGTCAACGTATCATCCACGCTTGCCATCAAGACATCTTGGCCTTCAACCGCTATCACACCAGCAGCCGAGCGCGAGAGAGTGGTGTCGGTCGCGGCTCCAAGCTCAATGGTCCCGAACTGCGGTCCATCAGCGACCCCAAGGTTTCGCTGCCATCCTGCCTCGGCAAAATAAGCCATCAACTGTGCCGTGTTGGCCGCGGGGGCGTAGAACAACGCCCGGTCTCCGGTCTCTGTGACAATGTTCGCGCCACCTAAGTCCAGGTTCGCGCCGTCCGTCATGGTCAACACGCTGTCGAACTGCAGCATGAACAGCGTGTTGACAGGAACGGTAATCTGGCTGAAACCAGTAACACCGGTGACATCGAAATACACGCCGTCCGTGTCTAGCACCAGCGGACTGGCAGAGGTAATGTCACCGCCTTTGCCTGCTATCAAATTGCCGTCGAACCGAGCACCACCCGCATCAACCCACAGGGCATAGTCGGTGGTGGCCTCTGTAGCGGCGCCCTCGATGTACAGCGTGGCGGAGTTGGTGATGGTCCCTGTTGCGGTCCAATTCGGAATGCCGATGGAGAGACCCGCGGCAATGGTGGTGGTGCCGGCGGGAATTGTAATGGCATTACTGTTGCCGATCCGGCAAAGGGCGTAGTTGGTTGACGCCGTAACGGTGTGAGCCAACGGATCAATGTGCAGGAACCCTGCAGTGTTGCCTGTGCCGTGCCCGATAAAAGCACTGTCAATCCCTGCTACCCGGACATCAATAACATCGTCGCTGTCCGCCGTGATGCTCGTGTCCCCGTCGCTGTCCAGGATCAGCTCCCGGCCATCCAAATCCTTAGCCTTAGTCGCAGGCCAGCCCAGGTCCTCGCCGTTGTCGTGGATTTTACTGAATGATGCATTCAGGTCGCTGGCGCTCAAAACTTCGCCAGCACTATAGATTTTTGAGACACTTACAGCCATTTCTTAAACCTTTACTTTAATTCTCCATGCTCACACCGCCCGGGACGATGAAGGTACTGAGGTTGTGCCATTCCACGTCTTCCAGGTTGACGCTGTTCGTGAGCTGGTATTGTATCGCCCGGAACTCGCCGCCTTCTTCTCCCAGCGGGCTCCAACGTGAGAGAAAACGCTTACCTGCCAGAGCATCGGTATCCAGGGTGAACCCGGTAACGCCACCAAGAACTGCTTCGCCGCCTTGCGCAACGCTCACGGTCTGCTGGCTGTTCCCGTCTCGCTGCCAGCCGAAGGTCATATTGCCGTTGTTGCGGGGCTGGACACCGAGGCCCACACCGGCGATGGTTTTCATCAGCTCCGGCGTGCCGTAGTCCAGGAACGGAGTGGTGACGACATAAGAGATGCTCGTGGTGCCATCAACACTTCTAACCGTGCTGCCGAATTTGCGAATGAACCCGTCAGTGCCGCCGAAATAGTTGCTCTGCCGGTCGTTGTCGGTGCTATCCAGCATCAAGGAAACGGAGCCGGCATCATAGGCTGGCATCTGGCTCCACCGCGGTGGGTTGAAGCGGAAGTCCAGAGCCAGGACCGTGCTGTTCTCTGTCGCGCTATCTATGGGCACGGAGATGAAGGTCCGCCGCCCGGTGCTATCCGTCGAGGCCCAAGCGTGGCGCAACCGTGAGAAATTCAAGTGCTCATCCAGATAGCCCTGGATCGGGGAGGACAGAGCAGCTTCACGAAAATCCCCGAAAGCCGAGGTCACAGAGAGACTGCGGAGACTACCATCGCTCCACAGGAACCCAACATCATCTCCGAACCGAAAGATGGTGTTGTGCCACACGGCGCCGACGCCCTCGATGAACGTCGTCCGGGCGAAGTCGGCGCTGGACGTACCGGTGATGCGGTGGATGGAGCCTTTGTATGGTCCCTTGAACACCCACAGCTCGTTCTTGTGCGAGATGAGACCGGTGATGCGGTCGCCGTCGTCCGGATCAATGTCAATGCTGCCGCTACTGGCTCCGGTCCAGTCCTCGGGGTTGAGCTGAGCCGAGAAATGCAACCGGCTAGGAGTGGCGTTGATACCTGCGGCGAACACGAAGTTCTTGTGCTTCACGCTGAACGCGAAATTGGGCGGGGAACCGGCAAGGTCCTGGTAGGTGGTTTGGTCCCAGCTCGCCGGCACATCGCCGCTGGCGTCAGAGGAGATAATTAGGAAGTCGTCAAACAGCGAATACGACGGAACAGCACCGGCAACCAGACCTGATTTTATCTCACTGAAATTTCCATCCGACATGCTATCCGCGTAGACCTTGGTTCCGACGTGTACAACTCGGCGTTGTACCGGTGCATCCGCGGTGCCTTGGCGCCAATAGTCCACCATGCCCTTGATGACCGAGCCGCTTTCGAGAGCAACGGAGTTCACCTTGGTGGTCCCGGGGCACTTACGCGGTCCGCCGTCGAGCTCAAAGAGCACATTCTCAGCCTCAAGCAGAAACGGTATCCGCACAATGCCGTCTTCACCGATCACCGTGCCGGTCGCGTTAGGGCCGAAGGCCGTGGCCCAGCCACCATTAAACAGGTGCGTTACATGTACGTCTCGTGTGGGCATTATCTCAACTCATCAAACCTTGTACCGGTGACGTGACGCCGGCCGGCCGTACCGCTCCAGGGACGCCGGGCACGAGAGACCACTCCGCCGATCCGTGGACGGAACACCGGGCGCTTGGAGCCGATCTCCTGGTCCCCGGTGATACGTTTCATCAGGTCCACCCATTCGCCCTGGACCTCCTGGCTGCGCGCATCATCCTTCTTGTCCCGATACCAGTTCTTCAAGGCGTGGAGGATCAGGATGTGACGGTACGTGACCGGCACAGTGGGCTCGTCGGTGTCCGCGGAGAGGTTTGCTTGCTCTGTACCGCTGGCGCTGATCGCCAGCTTGTTCGTGACGAACGTGTACGGGATTAGATAGGTCACGTCCGGGGGCCGATGGAACCTGATGCGCCGCGTAAGCGTGGCGTCCGATGTCGGGACCCGATCAATAATCATTGCAACCCGGGGCTTCCCGACGTTGTGGTTCTGCGAGAAAGCCCTGCGGAAATCCCGACGGTCCAGCAGGTAGATATCGGCCGGGGGGCTGAACCGTCGAAGGTCGAGGGGCCGCAAGAAATCCGCGTGAAGGTCGTATTCGTCCTCGAAATACCGGTACGAGGTCCCGGCCGCGAGGGTCGTGGAAATGAAAGGCTCCGTGAGGGTAATGGACGTGTCGCTGCCCACGGCGCGCACCTGATATACGTCCGTGCCGCCACCGAGGATGAGCTTCCCGCCGGCGATGGTGTTCTTCTCGCTGAAATCGTTGTTGGTGTTCCAAAGAGTGCTGCTGCCGGTCAAGGCGGTGCTGCCACGGGATATGGAAACGGTCCCGGTGGTGTATTGGACCTTGGTGCGCAGCACATCACTGCGTTCCGCCCACGGGAACTGCTCCCCGAAGCCGATGTGCAGGTCGTGGTTCGCGATGTTGATGTATCGACCTGCCTGATTGGTAGTGGCAGTCACAGAGGTATCAGCCCGCACACGGTTCAAAAGTGCAGTTCGCAGCTCAAAGAAAGTTGCTGGTTGGTCAGCGGCAGCCATAATTCTTCCGTCCGTTGCAGGTAAAGATTAAAACAAATGCGTGGACGGCCCGAAATTGGCCGGTGGGATTAGGAAACCACTCCGAGATCATGGATCGTCGGCACCTTGAGACCGCGGTTGCGGACAGCGGCGGAACTCCCATAGGCGTTGTAGCTCTTAATCCGGATTAAAGCTCGGGGATCGGTGCCGGTCATTACGGCGTGACAACCGCGGTTGAACCGCAACGGCCCGCCTTGGTCCGGGACCATTTCGTTATTGGTGAGGTTCTTTAGCTCCGTGACGAAATTACCGGCGTCGTCGGTGTTGGCTTGATCCGTGTCATAAAGCGTCACGACATTGTTCGGGCCGGCCCCGGACAGCAACTGCACACTGTCCAGTTCGCCCCGGCCGACAAAAACCGTATCGGTCTTGGTGAGCAGGACCTCCCGCGGGTACTGCTCGCGGGGCGCCTGCACCCGCAGGTCATCAAAGACGAAGTTGTCCAGCAAGATGAGCCCAGTGGTAGTCGCTGCATGAGCTTGGATACCAAACTCACCAGCCTCCACAACAATCATATCCCGACCGGTCCGCGCAATGGTTGCGTTTGGATCAGAGGGTTGGCCGGATTTGGTGATAAACAGGTCCGAGGTGCCAGTGCCGCCGGTCTGCAGCGTGATGACGTTCTCAATAGTGTACCACTGCCCGCGTTCCATGACGATGGAGGAAAAGGTATCAGCCACGGCACCAGAGGCACCATTGTCCCCGATACCCATGTTGATGTCGCCGAGGGTTCCATCAGCAGCAGTTACAGCCACCTGCAGCCCAATCACCCCGGTAACAGCAGTCCCTATCCCGGTGAGCTCAAGCAGGTGGATCACATCGGTGCCGGAGGAGCTGGCGAAGTCGTTAGAGAATTGGACATTGAAGGAGATGCCGACCGTCGCGGTGTTGGCAATGTCGAGATCACCCTCGATCAGAATGGCATCCGCCGTCCCGCCGGTAAGACTCGCCATGGCACAGTACGCGCCGCTGAACGGTGCGAAGTTCGAGGTCGGGTGACGGGATAGCTCGGAGTAGTGCGGGAACGAGAGTTGTGAAGCGGTGTCGGTTTCACTGTCCCATTCCGTAGCTACCCCGCCGCTGAAATTCGCATGGAAGATATATGGAAAAGCCATATGTCGTGTTTCCTGTTAGATGCCGGTGCTGGGCTGTCTCGCTTCGGCTGCGCGTTTCGCTGCGGCTTTCGCTTTGCCGGCCTTGACCTTTTCGCCGTGGGTCATTTCGACAGGCCCTTGTGCCAACGGAGAAACATTCTGCACGATCTCATCCGCCGCCGCTTCCTCCGCGATGATCTGCCGGACCAGCCCGAGGACCTTAGCCCGTGCTTCACCGTCCAAGGTCGCCATGGCGCGGCGCAGCTCAGGATCGAGCTCCTTGAGCCTATTGCCCTCCTCGACCGACATGATGGCGCCGACCGTGGGGTTCACCGCAGGGATGTGAATGTCCTTGCCGGGAATTTGCGCTCCGTCCATGGCGAGCTCCTGAGCTCCACCCGCGGGCCGGAATTGCTCAAAGTTAGAGACATCCGGATCATCAGAACCGGCAAACAACCGCCGGCGCAGATACCGCCACTCGTTGATCTTGGGCTTGTTGCGCTTCTCGAACTGCAGGTGCTTGTTGACGGCACCGTGAGGGTTCCGGCGCATCTCGGCCTGGGTCGGCATACCGTCGCTGACGATTGCTTCCCGCAACTCCGCTTCGCGCTTCACCGCGGTATCCATTTCGGCATCCTTGAACTCGACAGGCGCGAACTCATCCAGGGTCTTCTGCAGGCCGCGGATTTGGTGCTGCACGAGCCCGGGGTTTTGCAGATGGGGCTGTGTCAGTTGGTGGTTCAGCTTCGCAATGTCGTCCTTGTGGTCTTTGACCTGCTGCGGTCGCAGCAGGTTCGGAACTGCACGTGCCTCGCTCATGTGGTAGTCCTCCTAAAATTAAGCCCGGAAGAATGGGAAGCGAACATCGCCAGCCACCTCCGGGCTTGGTTGAAAAATGTCGGTGTCGTTAGATCGTGGTGCCGATGACTGTTGCGTTCTCGCTGACCGGGCTCCAGATGCAGTACAAGTCACACACGCCGGCAGTGATGTTGTTCGTCGCCACGGTGAGGATGATGTTTGTGCTATCCCCGGAAACCACAACGCCTGCGCCGGCAGCTTCTAGTTCCTCTCCGGGAGAGGAACCTGCATTCGACCACACATCATTCGCGGCCATTGCGCCAGAGGCCACAGTGAAAGGCGCTTGCAGGACCGCCGTATTTCCTGCCACGCCCAAGGAAATGACCGCGAGGTTGCTGACTGAGGTGATGGCCGTGCCACCAACCACAAGCCAAGAGGCCCAAACAATGACATCGCCGGTAACAGTGAAGATCGTAACGGGGCTGTCCGTGAGGGTGAAGCCACCGGCCATGGAAGTCGTGACCGCGGTGCGCGAGATGAATTTCTGCACCGGGACGTAACCGGTAACTGCTGTTGCCGGGAGACCCTGCGGCACCTGAACAGCTTCGCAATCCAGGAAGTTACTGTCAATGAACTTGTTGTTCCTGGTCAGACAGGAACCAGCGTCTAGAGCCGTGGCAATGGCATCTGTGACCAGCGTGTTGTTCTCGATAACGCCAGTACCAGTGGTGGAGAACTGGATCGCATGGTCGCCGGAGTTAAGGTTCTCGATGTAATTCCCGCGAACCACGACGTTGGTGTGAACCACCGCGCTTTGGATACAAGCATCCGTGCAATCCGCGATCATGTGGTTGTTCTCGATGACAACACCATCAGGCGTAGCGGTGAGCTGAATAAGACTGGTAGGACCAAACGTGTCACCGACGAAGTTGCAATCATGGACCCACAGACGATCCGAGTTGGTCGTGATGCACAAGTCCACTTGCTGGCCGCTGTCGGCAACCAAGAACTCGCAGTGACTGATCTCGACATCAGCAGCCGTGACCGTAATCATCGCGGTGTTGCTGTCAAAGGTGATGGCGTTGAACCGTAGGTTATGCAGCTTCACGTTGGCCGCAGAGACCGGAGCATCGGCTGTGTCCGCCGTGGTGAAGTCCACCAGGGGCCGGATGCGGCCTTCGCCTAAACCAATAACCGTGACACCGGCGACATCGAAGTTCAAGTCCGTGCCATTGGTGACGGTCTCGACGTGGCCGGCCATGACATAGATGATGTCACCATTTGATGCCGTGCACTGCGTGTTGGCAAAGTCAAGCGACGCAAATGGATGTTCGGAGCTGTCGCCGTGCGCGGTGTCGTCAACCGCGAGCGCGTCTCCGCTATCAACGAAGAATACATTTCCCGTGGTGAGCGTGGCTGCGCGGTTTTTTGCGCGATACAGGCCTAGGTTTTTGTTGCTGGTACTCATGTTTTAAAACTTCAAGT